GATAAGTTTCCGGCTACTGTTATGGTGTTTGATCCATTATTTACGCCTGTACCGCCGTTGGTTCCAGTCAATATACCTGTGTAATTTGTAATAAGCGTAGAACTTAATCTAATATAGTCGGTTCCATTAAACGCAATAAAAGCACGTTCTCCTGCCACAATCGTTACACCCGTTTGACCTGATGCTTTGACAGTGACCGAATAAGTAGAGTCGGCATTAATAACTACATACGTTTTGCTAGAAGACGGGGCGGTAATAGTAACAGCTGCGGTTAAAGAACTAATTTTTAAAATATAGTATTGCGCCGTTGTGGTAACAATCCCCGTACCCGCGCTTGAACCTGTTGTATTTGCAAGCGTTAATGCATTTGCCGTAAATGATGCTGATGTAAGCGCTAAAGTACCCGCAATTGCAATGTCAAGATAAGATGTTAATCCGTTGTTTACATCGTCGCCCCAAGTACCTGATTCAGTTCCCGTGACCGGCTCGGCCAAGCTCAAATTCGTTGTGTAATTGATTGTCATGGTTTTATCCTGTAACTAATACCCAATTTGCGGATTCAGAATCATCAATTGTAGACCATCCGGGAGTTTGCGCGTCATTAGTATTCTGCCATAAAGGAGTTTGATTGTCATTAATTAATTGCCAATTTGCCGATTCTGAATCATCAATATTACTCCAGTTGGGGGTTTGGCTATCATCAATCAAACTCCAATAAATTGCTGTTAAATTACCGACTTGCCCAACTGTTGCTACACCTGTTAATGTAGCGCCCCTGTCTGTCATTGTCACTGTGCCAACTGTGCCAGTTGAACCAACCCCCGTCAAACCAAAAGTTAACGTATATACAATAGTTCCAACGTCGCCGTTAGCAGAATTTCCTTTAAGCGGAACAGATAATGACCCAACTTGACCTAAAATACTATTACCAGACAAAACCCCATCTATCTCAATCGTAATTGAGTTAACTGCGCCAAAAGCTCCAACACCTGAAATTGAAAGCGTTAAATTTGCGCCGACTGAGCCGGGGGAACCAATTGTTACAACCCCTGTATCCCCATCGGTATTTTGAGCCACCATCTGACCCGCTGCGCCGACCCCAGAAACTCCAGAGATATTAGCCGACGGTAAGCCAGTAATAGTGCCCGTAAATCCATTTGTTAAAACACCGGATAGCGCTGCAGTATTGCTGACCAGTACAGAACCTATGCTACCACTTGCCCCTACACTAGATAGGGCTATTGTAATATTGACTGTCGGAGATGTAACCGCTCCTGACGCATTAACGCCTACTAAACTAATGGCTATATTGCTGGTAACTGACCCAACAGCCCCATTTTCAAAAACACCAGAAAGTGTTTGGGAATAATTAATTGACCCTACATTACCAGAAGAATTAACTCCGGATAGCGCAATACTTAGGTTGGGGGTTTGATTACCTGTATTACCAGAAGAATTAACTCCAGTAATGGATGGGGAATATAAAACAGTGCCTACACTACCAGAAGAATTAACCCCGGATAATGCACAAGTTAAGTTGGGAGTTTGACTACTTACACTACCAGAAGAATTAACTCCGGATAGCGCAACATTGCTTGTTTCTGTTACAGTAACCGTGCCTATATTGCCGACTGCAGCTACGCCCGATATTGCAAGCGTTAGATTAGGCGAAGCAGTACCAACTGCAGCGGAAGCAGGTACTCCTGTTAGGGCAAGGCCACCATAACCCCAAGTGCCATTACCCCAAGTGCCACTGCCCCATCCAAAGGACATAGGTCACCTATTAGGTAGTTGCCAAGCGCAGTAGGGCAGTTGTCGTTGTATTGCTTGGCATTGTTAACGTAAAAGTACCAGCCGTAATAGTTTGTGATCCAAACGTATGAACACTAACAGCGGTATTTGAATTGGTTGAGTTATAAATTAATACCGTATCAAACGCAGTAGTTAGTGTTACGCTAGAGTAAACTAATGAGGCCGAGGGTGTCCAATAAGCTACGCCAGCCGTGGCGGAAGTATTGGTAGATGCTGGTGAAGTACCGTTTGTTACAGTAATACCTCCGGCTGTATATCCAGTACCTGTTACCTCACCCGTTGTTGTGTATGCGGTAGTACCCGCATTCAGTGTGGCTGAGGCTAGATATAAAGCAGCTTTAAAAGTGTTGCCTGTACTAGTTGTAAAATTATGCCCCGCAGTCATTAGCTGCTGCATAAATGAAGTGCACATTGATTGTGTATTGGCCATAATAAATCTCCTTATTCAAAAGCTGCTGTTACAGCGCCAAGCATTAGCGCTTTCTTTAAAGTTACGTGTGCAGATCGGTGCACCATTTCCCCATCTAACCAATACTCAACCCAAGTTGTGTATTCATCCTCATTATCAACTATTCCTTCCTTTTTTTCAAGAAGAGAATCGTCCATAATCCCTTTAGTTGTTGTAACAAATGCCATTATGCTATCCTTAAAATTGCGTTTGTATTGTTAGCGGCTGGAAATTGCACTGTAAATGAATTAATGCAGGTTTTATCCCCGCCAAAATCCAAAATTGCCACAGATGCATTACCTTGACTTGCATTGTAAATCAAAGCGCCCCGTGTTGTAAATGCGGCGGGGCTCCATACAACATTTGCAAATGACCAATAGGCAACTGTTCCGCCCGTTGATCCCGATGTTGGTGTTGTCGTAATTGTTAACAATTGGCCACCTTGTGTGTACCCCGTACCCGTCACTTCTCCAACTAAACTAGTGGAATACTGCGTAGTAGCCGCATTCAAAGTTGCATTTGCAGTAAATAAAGCAATGTAAAACGTGTTGGGGCTAGTAGGCCCAAAGTTATGTAAACCTTGAGCCAGTTGGACTTTAAAACTGGTAGTGGCCGTTTGAACTAAGCTCATGTTACTTTCTGCCTATACTGACCATTACGGTACGCATCCTGACGCTCCATACCATCACCAAGACGTTTAGCCAATGCCAATGCTTCTGTGTATTTTTGATTGTATATAGTAAACATATCCTGCTCACCCTTCATAAAGGTATAAGCTTCAACAAGAGAACCGTAAAGAAGAACGGTGTCAAAATTATTCCCAAGCCAAGAAGTACCATCCGAAGATTGGGTGATTGAAACTGGGTAATAATAGTAATGAAGTTCCGCATTGTAATTGGTGTCGGGCGTAGGGCCCACAATGAAAGACAAATAGTTGGTTACTGTGCTACTGGCTACCGTTGGCCCAAATAAGGCGTAGTACTGTGGTGTGCCGTAGGCAACAGGGTTTGTGTATACTTCGCGAATAAAATTCACGTCTTTGTTCAAAAGATATGCGTAATTACCCGTAAACGTCATAGTACCGGATACAGTCGCGGTATTGGGTAAATTAAGTGTAATTACAAGCCCATTAATACCAACAACAGTAGCCCCCGAGGCAATCCCAGTTCCTGAGACAATTTGACCGGGTGTGATGTTTGTTGCACTATTAACCGTGATGGTGTACGCACCCGCAGTCCCTGTTGCTGTAGGACTCACGTTTTCATAAATGGCTAAAGAGTACGGCGCCAAAAAGTCAGTAGGACAAGCCAGATAAGGGTTATTAGGCGTAAGCACACCATTTACATTTTTGCGTAGTGATGGAAACTGAACCGAATTAAAAACACGCTGTTCAGCCTGCTCAATGAACGTAGGAATATCCGCTACGAAAGTAGTCTCGTAGTTTTGTGTGTAATCCTGTATTAATTGAGTAAGCTGTGCGTAGTTCATGCCATTGGGCCTCTAGCCATAACACCGCGCTCTGCTGCACCTGTACCGCGAATCTTGATACCTTCAGTCTCAACGCGGCCATCCATCGTAATGGACACACCCATCAAAGGTACCCAGTTCTTTTTCTTCTCAAACTCAGGCGCTGTGCCCGCGTCTTCTAGGCCAACTTTACGGCCTTTCATGTCGTGGGGAGGAGCGTACTCAGACGCAGGACGATTGTTTTTAGCCATTTTGGCAGACTCTTTTTTATCCATGAATTTAACTTTAAATTCTTTATCTCCGCGTTTTTCGGCAGCCTTTAATGCTGCTACCGCACTTGGATAGTTTTTCATTTAACCACCTCTTTGGTTTTTGGCACGGGCCATGTTACGTCCAACAGCACGCATATCTTTACCTGTCGGGCCGCCTTTTTTGAGCTTGGACAGATTGGTGTGCTTGCCGGGATGCTCTTGCTTGTCGTGCATTGAAAAAGCTTTTTTGATGAGCTTTTTGTCTTGTTTAATATCACTTTTAGATTCTTTTTCCATGTTATCACTCCTACGTTGTAACTATCGTGACCGTGCCTACTTGAACTTGTGGAACCAACGCATTCTGCGTTAGAACAACATCAAAACTACTTGCTCCACCCACAGGATTCCAACCCCATTGGAAAACCCTGCTACCTTCGCCTTGATAACCGTCAGCCAGTGCTCCAGAAGAGTAGTAGCTCAAATCAGGACGCGGATCCATCACACCCTGCGGGTCATCCACAGGATACATGCCCAATTGTAGTTGAGGTTGATCAGGATCCCAACAAGCTGGACAAACTTTTAAGCTATAAACCTTGGTTTTGATGATCTCTTTTTTGAGTTCAGTCAGCTTAAAACGAAATCCACACCGATCACACTCGGCAATCGAGTTCTTGCCGGATGAAAATCGATTACCCATTACGAATAACCCCCACCAATGTACATTCTACGAGGCACAAAACGCACAGCCGCCTTCTCGTGGTCTTCACCAGCGGCCAATTCCCATGCTTCGTCATACTGGGTCTTCAAAATCTGCAATCTTTCAAGTGCGCCGGGTACTTTTAGCGCCATGTAGTAGGACAAGCCCGCAACTAAACACGGAACAAACCGGAAAGGCACGTCTGCAATGTTAGTACCACCGCCTGCATCCTGTACTCGGCGCATTCTCCAATATACAAACTGGTATGTATTGGCGCCATCGGGGGTTGGCCACACTGTAACGCTATTTTTTTGTGTTAAAAGTATGGCTACGCCAGCAATATGGGTAGCTGCTGTGGTGTTTCCTTGCCCACGAGTGCAGTTTAGTAGGTATGCTGGGTTGCCATTAGCGGCGGGTTGCAGTTCGTTGTACCCGATCAACTCACTATCAATGGTAATAAACCCTGCGTTGGGTAGTCCGGACAATGTACTGACAGCAATTGTGGTATCTGTTGTGCCGATAGCATTTAAAACAGTTACACCTGTGGGCTGGCTGTTGGCTGAGAGACGCTGAATCCACACTTGGATGGGGCGCCCTTGAATTAATTTGTTTGGTATTGTTGCGTAAGTAGAAACACTGATACGCGTAATGGTCAAGTCCGCCTGATTACTAGGTTGATTTTGTTGTGTCCTGATGACGTGTTCTAGCAAATCAACGGTATCGTCAGGCAACACATATGTAGGTTGTCCTTGGACGAGCGGGATAACATCCTGCTCAAAAGTCCACATGTTAATACCGCGGTTAGCCCAATCCGCAAATAGTAGGTTTAAAGACCTGCGGGCTGTTCTAATGTCATAACCAGTACGGGATTCACCGCCACAACGCTCAAAAGCCTCCTCGACCAACTCGGGAAGCTGTAAATTAAACGATGTTGTGCCCGATGTTTGTGCCATTATTTTTACGTTCTGTATTTAGCAGTTTTCTTTGCTACAGTTTTTGGTTGTGCCACAAACTGTTTACCTGCCGCTTTACCTTTACGTTTTGCCTTGGTTGTTGCCGCATACTCGGCAGGGGTTAAAGACTTAATCGCCGCCTCTGGAAGATAACGCTCACCTGT